GAATTCTGTGTCCTCTGTGGTGAAAAGATTCATAACCCTACAGAAATGAAGGAGAAATATTTAGCAATTGAAATTCATGGCGAAATATTTGTTATGAATAATAGTGATGAATTAGGAGGGTTGATAGATAAAGGTATACCGCATGCGATAGTTGGTCGAATATGCGCTGAAGAATGTAATACAACATGCTTACATTATCGTGGAGGTACGTGCCCCTGTAAGGCAATGAAAGATACTCATGGGAATTTAATTCATGTTTTTGTTTAGTTCTAGAATAAATATGAAGATGGATTGGGGAGGGATTAGCTGTGCACTTATCTGTGCAATACCTATTGTGGCCATTATCTGCGATGCAGTAAAGAAAGTGTTTGAGATGAAATATAAAAAAGAAAATGATAATGAATTATGAAATACATTGTGAATCGGGCTGAATTGTTTGACTCTTCTGATAAGAAGACAGTCATAAAGAATATGAATGAGCCGACTAATGACATAGAGGTCTTTAGGGAAGAAATTTGTGAAAAGTATGGTTGTGAGCGTGCATTGTTAATGTACACTCAGGTGAAGTAAAATAAAAAGTATAGCTATGATAACCTTAAACAAGCTTGCAGTTAAATGTTTGAGAACTGCGATCAAAAGAGGGAAAATCGGCAAACATAGTTCAGCAAAAGCGATTATTGTCGCTATATCAGCTGAGTGGCGTGAGTTGTGTAATGCCTCTGAGTATCGTAGTATGCATATTCCTAAATACTCAGAACAAGAGGAAGAAGCTGCCGATGTCATAATCGCTTCGTTGACATATCTTCAAAAAATAGGTTGTAAAGACATAGAACAGCTTATAAAGGACAAGATAAATTTTAACGCCAAGCGAGAGGATTAAGGTTGTTGTACTGACTATGGTGATGTTGATTTTGTGTTGTTGAAAAAATAGTTAGTTATGACAGAGATTATTTCTATTGCCCTCCTGGACTTTAACAAGGGGCAACTTGCCGGGCTTCCAAAGAACCCGCGGTTTTTCCGGGATTATCGCTATGAAGCGATGAAGAAAAGTATTTCTGATTGTCCGGAAATGCTTGAATTACGTGAGTTGATTGTCTTTCCGTATTCGGATGGGAGGTACATTGTTGTTTGTGGTAATTTACGGCTCCGGGCCTGCAAGGAACTTGGCTATACCGAGCTGCCTTGTAAAGTCTTGGAACCGATTACTCCAGTCAGTAAATTACGCGAATATTCCGCTAAAGACAATATCAATTTCGGTGAGAATGATTTGGATATTCTGCAAAATGAGTGGGACAGGGCAGAGTTGCAGGACTGGGGTATGGAGTTTGCGCCGGAAAAGACTGAGGATGAATTCAAGGAACGCTTTGAAGCCATTACAGATGATACCGCTGTTTATCCTCTTATCCCCAAGTACGATGAAAAACATGAGCTCTTCATTATTATATCAAGTAATGAGGTCGATAGTAATTGGCTGCGTGAAAGGTTGAACATGCAGCGCATGAAATCGTATAAGACCGGGAAAGTGAGTAAAAGTAATGTTATTGATATTAAAGACGTTCGCCATGTCCTGCAAGATAGTAATACCAAGTCATAAGCGCCATGATCGGGTGTTCGCTAAAAAACTGGTGAACGATCCAATAATCTGTGTTGCTGAGAGCCAGGCAGATTTGTACCGGCAGTTTAATCCGGACTGTGAAATAGTAACTCATCCTGATGATGTGATAGGTCTTATTCCCAAACGTAATTGGATGGCAAAGCATTTCAGAGAGTTATTTATGCTTGATGATGATGTACATGCTTGTAAAGTAATATGTGCCGAAAAGGGTGAGCCTTGCCGTGTAAAGGATAGGGACTTAATAACTCATATCATATTGTCTTTACATGATATAGCCAAGCTAATGGATGTGCATCTGTTTGGTTTTACTTCCCGTATATCTCCTGTGATGTATGATGAGACTGGATTCCTTTCTCTCTCAAAAATGATAACCGGTTGTTCCTATGGTGTTATCTACAACAAAAATACATGGTGGAATGAGGAAATAAGGCTTAAGGAAGACTTTTGGATAAGCTGCTATATGAAGTATAAGGAGCGCCGGATATTGACGGACCTGCGCTATAGTTTTGAGCAGAAGAACACATTTGTCAATGCCGGTGGTTTGGCTTCCATTCGCAATCAGGAAGAAGAGCGTAGATCTATCCTTTTCATCAAAAAGAATTTTGGTAATAGTATCTTGTTGAAGAGTGCTACTAATAACGGGAAGGATAAGACAAAGCAGCTTGTAGAGTACAATATTTCCTGCAAATTCAAATTCTAACAGTCTGTAAAAAAGGCGTTTAAATGGCGTTCATTCTGATTGCTATTTCCGTCAATTATGATTAATTTTACTGATGTAATAAACTAAAAGTCAAATAATTAAATTGAAATTATGATTATTAGAACAGTTGGAGGATATGATTTCTATGAGGTGAGTTCTGCCATGCAAAAAGCCATCAGGCGAGCTGATACCGGTGTTGCCGGCTTTTTTGCCTTGGAGCTGTGGGCGAGTGGATATAGGGATTATGTTTGGAAGAGATTATTCACCATTAGTGCTGAGGATTGCTTCGGTATCATAACCAAAGAGATTGAGGCTTTATGGCAAGGGCATGAGCTCGTCAATAAAAAGGCTCCTCAGCCGAAAGGACGCATCTTTGTCAGTAAAGCTGTGATTATCCTCTGTGAGTGTAGAAAGTGCCGGGATGCAGATCATCTGCAAAACTTCATTTACGATAGGAGAGAAGTTGATATTGAAAAGTGGATTGAAGACGTGAGGCGGTATCCAATTCCTATTCCTGTTTATACCTACGATGTACATACAAGAGTAGGGAAGAAGCAAGGCCGGACAAAGGCAGAGTTCTTTCAACAGGAATATGATGCTTTAACTCCCCGGGAGCCTGGATTATTTGATGATCTTCCGTCAAAGAAATAGTTGTGAGCCCACAGTGTAATAGCTGTGGGCTTTCTATATAAGTCAAACCAATAAACCAAAGAATTATGAACAGAAAAGAAAGACAAGAGGCGAGAGCCGACAGGTACAGAGGACTTGCAGAAAAGGCTAATAAACAGTCAAAGGAGGCTTTTAAGCTAAGTCGCAGCATTGTAGAACACATTCCTTTGGGGCAGCCGATACTTGTAGGGCATCATTCTGAAAGAGCACATCGCAGTTTATTGGATCGCTCCTGGAATACTTTGGGGAAATCTGTTAAACTTAGCGAGAAAGCTGAGTACTTTGAGCAAAAGGCCGCAGCGGCAGAAAACAATGATGCGATTTATCTTGGTGATGATGATGCTGTAGAACGATTGGAGGCGAAATTAGCAAATCTGGAAAAAAAGCAGGAAATGATGAAAGAAACAAATAAGATCATCCGGTCAAAGAAGTTGTCTGAAATTGAAAAGCATGATAAGCTAATTGAATTGGGGTATTCTGAAAATGGTATTAGGGAGGTCTTTACTCCTAATTACATTGGAAATATTGGCTTTCCAAGCTATTCTATTACCAACAATGGAGCTAATATCCGAAGAGTTAAAGAACAGTTGGAGAAAGCCAAGCGGATGAAAGTAACTGAGGATAAGGAGTATAAGATAGGCGATGTTCGCATTGTTGAAAACTATCAAGAAAATCGACTGCAATTATTCTTTCCTGGAAAGCCTGATGAGGATGTCCGAACTCAACTAAAACACAACGGTTTTCGATGGTCACGCTTTAACGGCTGTTGGCAGTCTTACCTCAAGCGCTGGCAAATAGACCGGGCGAAAGAAATTATAGGATGTTGATCTATGAATGTTTTTCAGTCTGTACCCCGTAAGGACTGCAAGGTATTTGCGAAATGTGGAGTAAAATCCCTTTCACATTGCCGCAGGTATCGAGGAAACGATGAAGAGTGCAAGAAATGCACTCTCATCCGTCGTAAGCCTCAGAATCGTAAGTTTGATGCAAATGGTAGGGAGATGAAGAAATGTACCCTGTGTGGACATTATTTCTACTTGTACAGGTTCTATGATCGAGTAATTCATCATGGAGGTAAAACGTATCACTGTAAATGTTCCCGGTGCCGTATGTGTATGTCCAAAATAAATAGCGATAGAGCTAAGAATAAAGTAAATAAGATACAATGAGCATAGCAGTAAATGTCAATGGTAAAGATTACTATGACAAAGAAGAAGCCCGTGCAGCTTGGTTTGAAGAGTGGCTAATGAAACAGGACTTTGAGCAGGATCTTATTGATCGTGAGAATGAACTTGAATACCGGAGAACTCATCCGGATTGGAATATTCCCTATGTAATGTATGGCGTCCGGAAAAAGCATAAGTGTATTAAAAAGAAGGAAATTGCTGTGTTTTATGACTTTACACCGTGGCAGAAGCGTGCCCGTACAGCCGAAACACATTGGTTTACAGTGTTATATAAGAGAAGGGCAACGTCTAAAGAAGTAGAATCTTTTAGAGACCGGGAATATACACGTCGATATCTTGTTTACTCCCTGTATATTGAGAAGAAAATGACTCTTGATAAAGCTCTATCTCTTATCGTTGCTGATGACAAATTATTAGGTATCGTTGATGAGATAATTACTGAAATAGTGAAATCCTTTGAGACTTTCTTTAATCGTAAGTTTAGAATTTATCAACCTGAATTTGCCACTCAGCTTGATTTATTTACAGTATGAAAGTGACTTGAAAATGGCGTTAAAATGGCGAAGTTTCTGTTTGCTAAACTTGTCATTATAAGTTATCTTTACTGATGTAAGGAGCTAAAAGTCAAACCAATAAAAATAGATTATGGAAAAAAGAGAACTTGTAGAACAAAACATCACTAAGATTAAAGAATATGTTCTTGAATATATTTCTGACATTGAATCCACTTCTATAATCGTAGGCAATAGTGGTGATGATTTCGATTTTGCTATCTTATTAATTGCTGATATAGAATATTACTATTGTAATATTGTTGAAAATCAGATAGAATATATTGGTTGTGATGTAGACTGTGAAGATTTTCGATTTGAAGGTAGGATAGTTTACAAGTACAAAAATGGTAGCTATAATAAACAAATATAGAAAGATATGAAACAATCGCAAGACGATGGCGTACTGAAATATTCCCCTGATGAAGATGGAATATTCAGAGCAGAAGCCGCAAGAGGTGTACTATCTTATCTTCTTAGAGACGTAAGATATAGACCTGATGACCCTTACTATTCCTTGATAGAAGCTGTAGAATTTGGACTGCCCCAAAAGCCACGCTATCAATTACGGGATGGTGATTATGCAATCAATGAATATCCTGAAACAAAAGGTTATTTTTTTGATGATAAATCCGGCAAGCACGTTGCTTTTGATAATTCTTCCAAATCTAGAAATGAACTATACAGCAAAGCAAATAGCTGAATCTGACGAACTATTTGAAAAGCAAATACATAAAGTCAGAAAGTTTTATTTGAGTCGTAATCCCGATAAAATGATGATGCTTGAAGAAAGAAAAGCAGTCGTCAAAGAACGGAATAAAGGTCTTTCCCCGGAATATGATAAGGAGTATTATTGTGGAACTTGTGGAGCTAAAGACGGTGCGGAACATCCTAAAAGTGGATATTGCTTTCACTGTGATACTGATAACTGGATTTCAAAGAATAACTAATAACTAAATAAATATGATTAAATGGCTAAAGAAGAAATTCGGTATAACCGAATTGATTAACGAGCAAAAAAAGACAAATGATTTGCTCTTAAAAATATTAAGCGAAAGTGGTAAAACTGCCAATTCTGTTAGAGCATATAACCGTGCCTATCATATACAGGATTATTAACTCAAAACAATTTAAAAATGAATAGAATACAGAAATTAGAAGCTGAAATACAGAAGCTAAAGAAACAGGAAGCCGATAAAAAAAAGGCAAAATATCAATATCTCGTTGGAAAGTGTATTCACATGGCGCATACTTCTTACGAAAAAATCACATCGATAGTTAGGGTAAATACTGATGAAATCGGTGATGAAGTAGTATATGATTGCATACATGTATATTTTGACAACAGAGAAGATGTAAGTAATAGTGATTCAAGCATCCAATTTGCATCTTGCGCAGGTGAATACGTGGAACGGATTGAGAAAAATATCATAAGTCAAGAAGTTTTTGACAAGGCTATGGATGATTGTTTTGCGCATATTAAAAGAATGTCTATTAACGTATAACTATAAAAATATGAAGAAAGTATTAACTATCACATGGAATACCGATACGGGTTCTATGTTCACCGATTGGGGTGATGGTGTAACAGCGACTGATGTGCTCGCAATGTGTGAGTTTGCAGAGGGAGAAGCTGAATTTGAGGTCGAAGAACAGGATAATGAATCAGACGAATAACGAGATAGAAATGTAATGCGTTCATGGAATCATGTAGTTGATATGATAAAAGGAAAGATACCCTCTGCACCTGAAAGCATTGACTACTATATGAAAGTTGGCCAGGTTCCTAATATAAACGAATAACTACTTAAATTATGAAGTGTATATATTAGAGCTGGCCAGCCTACATTTCATAATATGGGATAGTTAAATCTAAAGTAAAATCGGAAAATCCGATTTTGTAAAACAGTGTTAACCCTTAAAATGATACAGCCGCAACATTACAAGTATTTTCCTCGGTCCAGCCCCGCCAAGCGAGAAAGGATTATATTAACCACTTCCGGCAAGAAAAACCGCTTGAAGGAATTTACTTCACAGGTTTTGCACGCGAAGTACTTGAAAAGCGATCCAGACGAAAGTCTGCACATTACGCCGCAGTATATGATGCTATTATTAAGCACATAGATGCTTTTTCGGAAGAGTTTGATTGTGATATCTTCACCAATTCGGTGACTGCTGAGTTCTTGGACGATTTCATAGTCTACTTGGAAGACCAGGGACTCAGACATAACACGATAGTTGGATATATCCAGAAGATTCAAACGCTTGTCCGCCGAGCATCGCAATATAACTATGCGGTAGACAACACCTATGATGAGGTTGACCTGAAATGCGAGCCCACCAATGCAGTATTTCTGAGTATGAATGAAATCACCAGAATATACTACTACAAGTTTCTCAAACAGGACAAGAGAAAAGCTAAAGAGCGTATCCGAGACTTATTTGTTGTAGGTTGCCTAACAGCTCTCAGATACTCGGACTATTCAACTCTAACAAAAGACAACTTTCAAGGTGACTACCTGGTCAAGCGAACCAAGAAAACGAATGTAGATGTAAAAGTCCCTCTACACGCCTATGTGAAGGAAATCTATGCTAAGTATGGCGGTTTTGTCCCTTGTGGTCTTTGCATTCAGTATGTCAATAAATACTTGAAGGTGATTATGAAGGAAATCGGACTGAATGATCTTGTGACTTACTCTTATACACAAGGTGGTAAATTAAAGACCGTTACCCGTGAGAAATGGGAATTGATCAGCAGTCATACTGCGAGGAGAAGCGCAGCTACCAACATGTACCTCACTGGCCGGATGAAGACGTTTGAAATTATGAAGCTAACTGGACACCGGACTGAACAGAACTTCTTCCGGTACATCCGGTTGACTGGTGATGATACCGCACGATCAATATCTGGGGATATGTTTTTCAGAAAGTAGTTGTTGCTCAAAAATAAAAAAATAGCTGTGAGCGTGTGGGGCGAGTTCTTACACGCTTTTTTATTAACCATAATTCGATGAAAATGAAGATGATTGTAACCGGCAGTGCAGGTTTTATAGGCAAAGCGCTCTGCCAAGAATTGAGAAAACGTGCTGTTGAAGTAATCGAAATTGACCGTATGACCGGGCAAGAGGCATCCACCATCAGCGAGTATTTGAAAGATGGAGATGTTGCGTGTGTTTTCCACCTGGCAGCACAAACCAGCGTATTCAATGATGATTTGGCGCAGATCCGGAAAGATAATATTGATACGTTTATGATAGTCGCTGATGAGTGTGAGCGATATCATGTGAAACTTGTATATGCAAGCTCTTCGACAGCTAACCCGTGTAACACCACTTCGATGTACGGGATAAGCAAGCATTTCGATGAGCAATACGCATCCATCTACTGTAAGAATGCAACTGGTGTTCGGCTTCATAATGTGTATGGTCCGAACCCTCGTAATAGAACTCTTCTCTGGTATCTCTTGAATCGGGATAAAGTGGAGCTGTACAATTACGGCCAGAACATCCGTTGCTTTACTTACATAGATGACATAATCGAGGGGCTTATCTATGCTGTGGGCTGCAATAAGCCATTAATCAATGTTGCTAATGTTCAACCGGTAACGATTATGTATTTTGCCAATCTTGTAAAATACTACAAAAACGTTGATATAGAGCTTGTTGGGGAAAAACACGAATTTGACAATTTGGAGCAACAGGTGAATCAGGGTATCTATTTAGTACCTTTGTCCTATACCTCTGTCGATGAGGGTATAAGGAAAATATTTAATTTATGGAGGAATGGGGTAGTAATGAAGACTGGGGAATAGAATGGAATGACGTTGGTAAGTCATATAGGTCTGACCATGAAATTACTGAGTCTGTTTTGAAGCAGCGTGCCATTAAGAAGAAACTGAAGAATGAGCAGATGCATTATATCAGGGCTAAAGCTTTGTCTGACATTTGTGGTGAGCCTGCCGAGGGCGAGCAATGGAGAATTATAACAGAAAAGCAGTTCAATGCTTTTGCCTTGATATTGCATTTGCTTCAAACACGAGTTATTGAAGAGATGTATCTTGCTGTGTATCGAATAAATGAACCTACTGTTACGAGTATTATTGAATTTATCGAGAGCGGGAAGATTAAGAAGTCTGTGTTTGTTATCTCCAGTTTTTTTAATCAGACTAAGAAGCCTGAACAGTGGGCCATCATGTTAAAGCAGTTTGCCGATAAAAAGGCGAACTGCTATCATGTTTATACACATAACCATGCTAAGGTACTTGCTGTGAGAACATCAAAGAATGAGTTTTTCGTTTTTGAAGGTAGTGGGAATATGAGTGACAATGCCCGGATAGAGCAGTATATCTATGAGAATAGCAAGCAGTCGTTTGAATTTCATAAGAAGTGGATGACTGAGCTATGTAGTAAAAAGTCGAAAAGCGGTGAAAGTAAATAGTTGGTGTATGAAGAAAGAAAAGACATTAACCTTAAAGCAAGAGAAGTTCTGTCAGTATTATGTTGATACAGATGGAAATGCAAGTGAGGCATACCGTATGGCGTATGATGCATCCAAGATGAAGCCAGAGAGTATTTGGGTAACTTCGTGTAGGCTTGTCAAAGAACCTAAGGTAGCTCTAAGGATAAATGAAATAAGAGCACTGAGGGCAAAAGAATCTGAAATAAAACGGGAAGTTGTTGAAAGGGTGCTCATGGATATTATCATTGCCGATCCCAGTGAATTATATATCGTAGATGAGAAGACTGGTAAGGTTATGATGAAAAGTCCCTCTCAATTGCCAAAGCGCCTTAGGAATTCTCTTAAGAAGATTCAGAATATCAAAGGAAAGGTGTCTTATGAGTTCAATGGTAAGACTGAGGCGGCTCGTTTACTTGGTGCTTGGAATGGCTGGGATGCTCCCAAAAAGATAGACCTTACTAACAGTGGAGGTAAATCCGGTGAGCTTCGCATTGGGTTCGATGATGATAGTGTATCAGAAGTATAGGACAATAAAATAGGCGATTTTGTGTGTCTGCCCATCTGTGTAGTCCGACTTATAGAACAATATAGAATGATCGTAAATTATAAAAAACTCAATCCTAACGGCTTTTATCTGCTGAAGTACTTGCAAGATGCGACATTGCGTTTCATCATCTTGTATGGCGGTTCTTCGTCCGGAAAGTCCTATAGTGTTGCTCAGACAATACTTATACAGACTTTACAGGACGGTGAGAACACTTTAGTCATGCGTAAGGTTGGAGCTTCTATACAGAAAACCATCTATGAGGACTATAAAGTAGCGGCTAAAGGGTTGGGAATAGACCATCTCTTCAAATTCCAGCAGAACACAATTAAGTGTTTGTACAATGGTGCAAAGATTGACTTCTCCGGTCTTGATGATCCAGAGAAGATAAAGGGTATATCCAACTATAAACGTGTACACCTTGAGGAATTATCCGAATTTGATGAACCGGATTTAAAGCAGATACGTAAGCGCCTACGTGGAAAAGTCGGCCAGCAAATTATCTGTACTTTCAACCCTGTTAGTGAAACGTGTTGGATAAAGAAGAAGCTGTTTGACACAGAGAAGTGGCATGATGTCTCTATGACTGTGGAAATTGCCGGGAAAGCATTGCCGGAGGAATTGACAAAAGTAAAATCCATCCGGATGAACTCTACGAAGTCGATTTTGAATCCGAGGACCAGGCAGATAGAAGAACATGCACCGGACATGGTTGTTATCCAATCCACCTACCTGAATAACTTCTGGGTTGTTGGCAGCCCGGACGGAACTTATGGATATTATGATGAACAATGTATTGCCGATTTTGAGAAAGACCGTTTGAATGATCCGGATTATTACAATGTATATGCTCTGGGCGAGTGGGGCGTCATTCGTACCGGTAGCGAGTTCTTTGGTTCATTTCATAGAGGTAGGCATTCCGGCGAGCATCCATATAAACCAGACCTCCCCATCCATATATCAGTCGATAATAATGTACTTCCATACATCAGCGTATCGTATTGGCAGGTGGACTTATCCACTGGCATTAAGATATGGCAGTTCCATGAGACTTGTGCCGAGAGTCCAAACAATACTGTGAAGAAGTCTTCCAAACTTGTAGGCAAGTATTTGAAAGATATTGGTTACTGTGATAAGGTCTACTTGCATGGAGACGCTTCGACGAAAGCGGCCAACAGCATTGATGATGAGAAACGTTCCTGGATGGACTTGTTCATAGACACTTTGCAGAAAGAAGGTTTTGAGATTGAAGATAAGGTAGGTAACAAGAATCCAAGTGTAGCGATGACTGGTGAGTTTATCAATGCTATCTTTGACGAAATAGTGCCGGGCATCGAGATAGGTATTGATGAGAGCTGTACTGTTTCTCTTGAGGATTACATGAGTGTGCAGAAAGACGCTAACGGTGCCATCCTCAAAACTAAGGTCAAGAATAAGACTACAATGCAGACATACGAAGAGCACGGGCATATGTGCTTTACCCCCGACACACCTATTGTTACATCGCGTGGCTTGTTGCCGATTTCAAAGGTTAAAATCGGAGATTCAGTATTGACCGAAAAAGGATGGCAAAGCGTTTATAATTCACTGTGTACCATTAGGAATTCTCAATATTTTTCACTAAATTTACAAGGTCAGAGATTAAACCTCACCTATGACCATCCGATATTTACTCATCGGGGATTTGTCCCGGCACATAACTTAAAAGCAGGAGATATTATCACTCGATATTCAAATGGCAAGATATGGCAAGAGAAACTATCACCTACAACAGCTGCAAATTTCATCGTTACCCTGATAGCGAATGTGAAAGCAATAGGAAATACTATCGCGGATGGGTTAGAATTGACGGAAAACTCGTCAAAACATACCTGCACCGATATATATGGTATCTCGCAAATGGCGAAATTCCTGCGGGCTATTGTGTTCATCATATTGATGGTGATTACAATAATAACACACTTGACAATCTCACCATTATGCTTGCTGACGAGCATGAGAAACTTCATACAGAATTGTATGGAGATGGAACATGGAGCAAAGTTCATAAGGGATTGGAAAAAGCGAGAGAGAAAGCACCAGAGTGGCATGCGTCCGAGGATGGGCAAAAATGGCATTCTCAAAATGCAAAACGTATGTGGAAAGATAAACCGATGCGTCAATATGTTTGTGAAATGTGCGGTAGAACCTTTGAGAGCAATAGCCAACACCTTCCGAAATTTTGCAGTAATAACTGCAAAGCAGAATGGAGACGATGTTCAGGAGTTGACGATGAAGAGCGCGTTTGCGCGATGTGCGGGTCTAAATTTGTTATCAATCGGTATTCTAAAACGAAGTGCTGTTCTCGGAAATGTTCTGCTGCGTATCGGCGAAATAAGTGATGTTTACGACATATCTACTACATCGCATACATTTTTTGCAAATGGAGTGTTAGTGCATAACTCAGATACGTTTCGTTATGTAGTGACAGACTTATGTCATGAAGACTACATCGCTTTCAGCAACCGGCGAAAGAGAAATCTCTACGGCAACAAGGGTGCTTTCTCGTACTTTAATCCAGGCACTGAACATGAATATAGCAATAAGATCGTCTATGTCATTCCGAATGTCAACGATCACTTCTTGCTTGTTCAGGCGTTCAAGTGTGGTGAAAAGTGGCATCTTGTAGATGTAGTCTATCGGCAGACATCTTCTATGGATGAGATCAAGTCTTCAATAAAACACCATCAAGCAAACCCTTACATCGTGGAATGCTCAAATGCTTACTTCCCAATGGTCAGAGAGCTTCGTGAAACGCTTCCTGATGTGAGGGTTGCTAAAGAATTCCCAGATGTGGATAAGCGTATTGCTGCTACCTCCGATTATATTAGAGAATACTTCTTGCTTTCTGAGGCAGAACTTGAAGAATCAGAGGACTATTGCTGTTTTCTGAATAGCCTGTTAGACTATAATATTGATAGTGAAAACAAAGAAGCAAACATTGCTTTGAGTGGTTTAGCATACTACATAATAAAATACCTCTCTTAAAATATACCCTATGTAACGAGTTGATAGTTAATTATATATATGCTATTGTACTCTTAATTGTATGTGTCAAGATGTTTTGATTCAGAAAAGCTGTATACTCTTCTATCTATATTTGCTTCAAAAGATAATCAGATGAGTTGGAGCCTTTTTAAAAAGAAATCAGAGGATGATTTGAAAAATACGGCGGATAAAGAAAAAGAAATTCAGCCACAAGATACAGCAGTTCCTTCTGGAACTGTTGCCGGAGAATTTGTGGCTGAGGAACTTTTTGTTAATCCTTTTGTTTGTAGCCGCAATTTTCTTGAACTGTTCAACACTGTTCCAGAGGTGTTTTTCCCTATTGATTATATAGCTTCCAGGATAGCAGGTGCCAAATTTGTACTTAAGAAATCCAAAGATGATAGTATTGTTTGGAATAATGAAAAGGTCAATCATATCTTGAATAAGCCTAATTGTTTGTTTAGCTGGAAGGAAACTGTTTATTCTCATCATGTATACAAATTGTGTGTTGGCGATAGCTTTTTCAGAGCGGCTGTTCCGGAATCTTTCTCGAAAATCAAGAACCTGTGGCAATGGTGTTCCAATTATTGGGTATTGCCTGCTGATAAGGTAGAGATTGTTCCTGTACGTAATAATATTCCATTGTTTGGCATTGCTGAGATTGAAGAAATTGTAGATTACTATAATTTGAGTTTTGGCTTCAGCGCTGGTATTCATATTCCATCTAAACAGATATTACATGATCGTGAGGGTATTCCTAATTTATATCCGGGAGTGGGTTTCTTACGTGGAACCAGTAGGCTAAAGTCTCAGTTAAAGCCCATAAGTAACCTTATTGCAGTTTATGATGCCAGAAATGTGATATATGTTAAACGTGGAGGTCTGGGATGGCTGATTTCTGCCAAAAAGGATGAAACAGGTACAATTGCAATGACTCCTGATGAGAAAAAAGAGATTTTGAAAGAGCATAACAAAACCTATGGAGTGGGAAAGGGGCAGTTTCCTTTTGGAATTTCAAATATTCCTTTGGATTTTCTTCGTACCAATTTGTCTATTCAAGAGTTACAGCCCTTTGAAGAGACATTAGCTGATGCAATTAGTATTGCCGGTGCTTTCGGTGTACCGGCCGAGCTTGTACCTCGTAAAGATCGCTCCACATTTAATAATCAGAAAACAGTTGAGAAGAACGTGTATAGCTCTATAATCATACCTATGTGTAGCCAGTTCTGCAAAGATATCACTGAATTCTTGGGACTTGAATCCGATGGGCTTTATATCGACTGTGATTTCAGTCATGTCGATTGTCTGCAAGAAGGAAAGAAAGAGGCAGAAACGGTTAACACAAGTATCTCTAAGAGGTGTCGTGAAGAATTCCTTTCCGGTATTATCTGTTTGAATGACTGGAGAGCACAAATAGGAGAAAGTAAGGTTGAAATCCCGCTGTATAGTAAACTCATATACGAGATGTCACCTGACGAAATAGAGAAAGTTAAAACGATGTTGAACTTAACAACAAAAAGTGTAGATGGAGAATTACAAAAACCTTCTGTGCAAAACGAGGGCAAATGATGTTGATGAAAAAGGTGTTGTTACAGTAGCTGTTAATGGCATTGGTGTTAAGGATTCACAGGATGATATTTCAATGCCTGGTTCTTTCAATAAAACGTTGAAAGAGAATTTTAATCGTATGCGTTGGTTCTTAAACCATAGAACTGACCAACTCTTAGGTGTTCCTCTTTCTGGTGAAGAAAAGGAAAATAATCTTGTGATGATCGGGCAGATTAATCTCAAAAAACAGATGGGGCGCGACACTTTGGAAGATTACAAACTGTATGCTGAGAATGGTAGAACTCTTGAACATTCTATCGGTGTCAAAGCGATAAAGCGTGATGAGGCAGATCGAAGAAAAGTAAAAGAATGGTTCATGGGAGAATATTCGACTTTGACTGCATGGGGGAGTAATCCTCAAACGTTTCTGGTTGATATTAAGTCTGCCACGAATGAGCAGGTAAAAGATGCTATAGAGTTTATACGGAAGTCCTTCCATTTCAGGTATTCTGACGAACGTTTAAATGCTTATGATATGCAACTGAATTTAATACTAAAAGCACTTAGTGGTGCTCCCATAGTAACTTGTCCACATTGTGGCTATGAGTTTAACTATGATGATGTTCCAGAAGTAACTTATTCTCAGCAGGTATTAGAACTTGCTGCACAATATCACCGATGGATTACAGAGGATATTGTCCGTGAGGAAATGAATAAGCTCACTCCGCAAATCCGGGAACAGGTTATTGCCATTCTTGACACACAGAAAATGCAGGATGTTAAGTCTATGGATAATATTTCGAATTATGTACGTTGCCCTCATTGCTGGGCAAGAGTCTATAAAAGTAATGCAGTTATCAAAGATGAGTCAACAGATACTTCACCTAAAGGTGGCAATGAGCCGTTGAATGACACTCAGACCCCGTCAGCAGGAGCCAATGAAGTAACTGTTGATACAGGGAAAGCCGCTGATACCAGCACTTTCTTCCATACTCTGAATGATTGCTTTGTCGAACAATAAATTGAAAAAAAATTATGTCTTTAAAGAAATTTACTGTATCAGATTTTAATCTGAAAACTGACCATCTGCCGACTGAGCAGAAGTCGTTCATGGAAAACATCGCTGGTATGATGTGTGATGTCATGAACAAATCTCTTGAGGGTATGCTTTCCCCCAGTGAGGTGACTGAAAAGTTCACCGAAGTCAACAATCTGTTGAAAGCTTACGATGGTGAAAAGTTTACCCAACTTATCAAGGACAACGAAATTCTCGTTGAACAGGTCAAGAATCTGGGTGAAAGCATCGAGAAGATGAAACAGAAAGGCTTATCAATGGAGACTATCAACAAATTCGATGATAAATTGAATGAGATGTTAGACTCTGAAAAATTTGCTGATTTTGTTTCCGGCAAGACGCGCAAATCCGGTTCTTTTGATGGTTTCTCCTTGAAAGATGTTGTGTCTATGACCGACAATTATACCGGTGAATTATTGATTACCCAACAGCAAAAGCGCGTAGTTAGTCAGGTTTCAAATAAACCGTTGCATATGCGCGATGTGCTTACTACTTTGCAGGGTGATCCGGCATTCCCTCAGTTGGCTTATGCCCAAGTGTATGATTTTGACCGTAATGCCAGGTATGTTACCGAGAATGGTAGATTGCCTGAATCGAGCATTAAGGTTAAGGAGCAACAGACTGGCACTAAACGTTTGGGTACACATATCCGTATTTCCAGACGTATGCTCAAGAGCCGTGTCTATATCCGCTCTTATATCTTGAATATGCTTCCTGAAGCTGTATGGATGGCTGAAGACTGGAACATCCTGTTCGGTGACGGCAATGGTGAAAATCTGCTCGGTATCGTGAATCATACTGGGGTTACTTCTGTTGAGGCCATCATCAGTAGTGCGATTGTAACTGGGGGCGCCGGTTCGGTTAAGGCTGTCGCAGGGCAAAATGACAACAAAGACACCATCATAGAGTTTGCCAATCCTCAAGACCTGATTATTGACGGTATGACAATCACGTTTGCCAATGCAGCAGTGAATACCGATCTTAGTACTGCACACCCTCTCGTAAAGATAAACGACCGTCAAATTCTCATTGAGGGCGTCGCATACAAAGGTGCAGAGACTGCTCTTGCAGAAATGACATTTACCGTTAATAATGCTGCGTTCAAAAACATCGAAGAGCCGAACTCTGAGGATGTAGTGAAAACGGCTTTCGCTGTAATGACATACGCACAGTATTATCCGAACGCCATAGTTTTGAATCCGATCACAGTCAATGCTATCGAATCTGAAAAAGACACTACTGGGCGAAACTTGGGTATTGTTTCAATGCGAAACGGTATGAAAAACATTGCTGGACGTCCTGTCATTGAATATCAGGGTATCATGCCTGGAAAATATTTGCTTGGAGACTTTAATCAGGCTTCAAACTTGGTTGATTATTCTTCATTGACTCTTGAATGGGCCGAAGATGTTGACACCAAGTTGTGTAACGAAGTTGTTTTGATTGCGCAAGAAGAAGTAATCTTCCCGGTTTACATGCCTTGGGCTTATGCTTACGGTAATCTTGCCTCTTTGAAAACTGCGATCACTAAGGCTAAATCGTAAAATATGAAATACATTCTTGATGGAAACGAAAAGGATGTTACCAATGTGATTAAAGAACAACGCATTCGTATAGGTAGGGGATTGATTGCATTCACCCCTATCTCCGAATGTGGGTTTATCACTGAGGAAGACGCCCGTAAAGCGATGGATGAAAAGCTAACTGAACTTGCTACATTCGTTGAAGAGAATGAGGGCTTGAAATCGCAGCTCTCAGGCTTTGAGCTGAGCATGAAAGAGAAGGATGCTCTCATTGCTTCTCTAACTACTGAACGCGATGGTTTGCAGGCCCGTATTTCGGAACTTGAAGCTGTTGCAGATAAAAAAGAGTTGCCTACAGGTGACTCGAAGGAACTTCCGGCTGAAGACTCTAAGACACTTGAAACGTCTGACGATAAAACGATCAACGTAGAAGAGAAAAAGAGAGGGCGTCCGGCTACTCGTAAAACTGAATAACGATGCTAATTGATGTTTCATATTTCCTTGCCGGGCCGCGACATATTGCTAATGCGACATTGGCAGAACTTCCTTCACAGGATTCCATTGCTGTGAATGATACAATAATGGCTTACATAAAGGAATTCCAGCCTCTTTTCCTGTCAAGAATGTTGGGGAATAAACTCTCCAAAGAGGTAACAGACTATCTTGAACTGCTGGAACAGGAGAATGCCGAAGCCGAGGAAGATAGTGGGGAAGAAACTATTGTCGCAGCGGGTGAGGAAGAATCAAAGTATGAATCATTATGCAAGCTGCTACGCGAACCGTTCGCTAACTATGTGTTCTTCTATATCCTGCGTGATGCAAATTCCCAGGCTACCATCAAGGGACTTGTGTTGCTAAAGTGCGATAACACCTATGTCTCACCGATCCAACGGCAAGTAAGTACCTGGAATGACATGGTAAAGAAGAACCGTGAGTTTGTGAAGTGGGCATCTTCGAAGCAATGTCCTTTCACGGTAAGTATCGACAGCAATTTGTTAACTCCGATCAATACTTTCAACTTATGACAAATATTGATATCATAGACATATTTGCCGATGTGGTAAAGAAAATCCCGGAAGAACTTGAGGTTATCTACACTGATAGTAAAGGTACCCGGAAGGTTATTAAGAACCTGCCAATAAATTTTGTATTCGGAAGCGGTCAGTATGTTAAGGACGTACTAGATACCGCCACTAAATCGGATAAGACATCACCTTCAAAGTTTCCTCTCATAGCGCTGTTCTGTCCGATCACTGAGGAAAGGAATAGCATGGATTACTTTGCAAAGGCCAAGGTGTCGTTGATAATAGCTTGTTCCTCTAACAATGAGTGGAGTAATGAGAAACGTCATGAAACGTCATTCAAGAATATTCTTCGTCCGATTTATGACCGATTTATTGAAGTTCTCCAGGATGATGACAGATTCGATTGGGGGTATGGTAAAGTGAATCATGGTTATTCAGAAAACTATTCGTATGGCAGATATGGAGCCTACACCGAGAAGGGCGATGCCCTTAGTGAGACTATAGACGCCATCAATATCAAAAGTATGGAAATTACTATTAACAATCCAAATTGTAGATAAAATGAGAAATATTAGAACTTGTGAGAGCTCGTTGCTTAATACTGGCGGCTCTACGTGTCAGATTGATTGGGGTAGGGTTAAAGGCTGCATCATTGTTGAAAAAGGCCAGAAGCTACCTGCTGAACTTACGAAGGAAACACTCGAAGAGTTGTGCCATGCCGACCGGCCGGGTAGGGTATATCCGATTCCTTCCTTTGTCGAATATGCTAAAAACGGCGGTGAACCTCAGGTTAATGCTGTAGGTTATGGCCCAAGTCAATACAATGGAATGAGCGCAGAAACGGAAACATTCACTTTACCTAAGTTTGATGAAACGCTAAATGCTAAACTGTTGCAGGCAGCCACCAAGGAATGGGATGTCTATTTCTACGACGATAAATTCTTGTATGGCTACAATGATGGCACTGATATGCTCGCTGGTATGTCGATGTCAACGATTTATCCTACTGCAACTCCCTTCTCCACCAGCTCCTCAAAATCCACTATGACAGTCAGCTTCTGTCATGCCGATATTGAGGATTTGTTGACGCATATTGATTTCGTCAAGCTCAATTTCAATATCAAGAATGGACTCAAAGGCTTGACAGAAGTTTTACTTGTGAGCAAAGAAGCCAACAAGTACAAGTTGATTGAGAAAATCGGCGGGTATGACCTTACTCCTTTGCATGGTGATGCAATAGCAAAAGCTGCTGCCGAAGTTCTGAACGGTGCTACGTCGGCTACTTATGCAGATGGAATTCTTACAGTGGTGCCAGCCGGTGACGGAGGCACTATCTCCCTTAAAGCTCCTTCAGTATTGTATGAGAATGGTATCAAATACATTGAGGGGGTATCTGCATGATTATTGAATGTGTGACTTTTATTGAGCCGGCAGTAAAGGCTATGAAGAAGTCCGACTTCATTAATAAGCATATGCCGGTGATTTGGCAGGACCGCCCGGAGGATGATCGTAAGAAAATGCTTTCTGATGCATACGATTTGATAAAGAAGGGAAAGGTCAAGGAAGAAAATGAGTGATGAACGAGGGGGATGAGGGATTTTTCGCATCCCCCTTTTCTTTTTAAAAGTATGGCCAGTATAGATGAAGTATATGAAGTGATCCATAAGATTAATACCGGTATCAAACGGGAATGCCTTGCGTGTATGGAGGATAATAGTAATGTGATTGAATCTCTTATACGTGAGCAACTTTACAGTGGTATGAACGGAAAAGAACGTTTGCTTCGTCCGGATTATGATAATGATCCGTATTTCAATGAACCGGGACCCTGGTTCCATCGGGCGAAGAGTTATAAGAAGTGGAAGAATGATATTACTCCACCAATTGAGTCAGAGGTTTTATTCCTACCACCGCGTCCGGTTGAAGTTCCCAACTTGTACATAACTGGTAAGTTCCATGATAGCATACAGGCCCGGTTATCCGGTGAGGTCATGGAGATAAAGACTATTGGTTTCAACGAAGGCCCGGACATTGAGAAGAAGTACGGTAGTGAAATCTTTGAGCTTGGTGATACTGCAAAGAAATACTTCTCTGAGCGTATTCTTCGCCCCTGGCTGGAAAAGTTTATATCAAATAGTGGTTACAGATGAGTTGCAGTTGTGATAACAAGCAGATAATGTGCGAGTATGCTCATGTGAGCGAACTTGCACGAAAAGCTGCCATATTGGAACAGTGCATCTATGTTGTGTATAGAAGACCGGACGGTGCATATGGTTTTGATAAGGCAGGTAGTGAGATAGATGGTGAAATTGTAGAATTTAGACATTATTTGTGATGGGAGAATTTGGAATAAGTGGATTAATTAAAGAGGGTGAACTTGAAAAGCTTGAGCAATGTGATGCCAAGTTGATTAAGATAAAGAATACTTATGTCGATGTGGCAAAAGAACTTGCCAAGGGCATGAAAATGGAAATAGAGACTCCTAAAGAGCTTGATAAGCTGTTTGCATTATATTCTGCTCAGGTTGCGACTGCAGAGAAAACGAACACCGAATTTAATGTGACTCTTGAAAAGCAGAAGAAAGTGCTTCTGGATGTTGCAGATAACTTGCAGAAACAAACGGCTGCGGGTGACTTATCTGCAAAAGAAATGAAGCAACTGGCTGATGTCAATGCGAAGAATGCTGCTGCACTGGAAAAGGTTGCAAAAGCTGAGTTGGCCGCTACAAAGGCGCAGAACTCTGGTAATAGCACAAGAAGAAATGCCAATATAAGCGAGGAGGAAAGGCTTCGTATAATTAAGGATGCCATTACTCTTACTAATCGTGAGGTGCACAGTATTATAGAGGCTGAGACAGCCAATAAACAATTAAGGCAAGCGGTAAAGTTACTTCGTGATACGGATGCTGACTATATTACGATATTGGCACGGCTAAATTCTACGATAGATACCAACTCCAATTATTCCAAGAAGAACTCTGATGCACAGACGCGTCAGAAATTGACAGTTGGTGCATATCGTGAGGAGGTGAAACTTGCAATTCTTGAAATCGAAAAAGGAAATAACAGGCTACAGAATTTCGGAACTATTGCAAGTAATGCAGGTAAAGCACTCAGTTCTCAGTTGTCTCCTGGTTTGAATAAGGTGCACGATGGGATGAAAAACATTGTTGCCGGGTATGTTGGCGGACAAGCTGTTATCAATGGTATAGTTGCTTTGTTCACAAAATTACGTGAAGGGGTTGCCAGTATTGTTGAGTTTGAGTTTGCTAATAGCCGCTTAGCAGCGATTTTGGGAACTACCTCTGACAACATCAAGGAATTGACAGCAGATGCAAAACGTCTGGGAGCCATGACAAAGTACACGGCATCTGAGGCAACAGAATTACAAATAGAGTTGGCTAAACTTGGTTTTACCCGAAAGGAAGTTCTACAAGCCACTGAGTCTGTTTTACGTTTTGCCCAAGCAACTGGTGCTGAATTGGGTGAAGCGGCCGCTTTGTCTGGTGCAGCATTGAGAATGTTTGATGCTGATACAAGAGAGACTGAACGGTATGTCTCAGCTATGGCAGTAGCGACTACAAAAAGTGCTTTATCATTCAATTATCTTGCTACCGCCTTACCAATTGTAGGACCTGTAGCGAAATCATTTAATTTCACAATAGAAGATACTCTTGCTTTGCTTGGAAAGTTGGCTGATGCTGGTTTTGATGCTTCAATGTCTGCTACTGCAACGAGAAATATTCTATTGAATCTTGCTGACGGTTCTGGAAAACTCGCTTTGGCATTGGGTAAACCTGTGAAGACTTTGCCGGATCTTGTAGATGGATTGAAAACATTGCGTGATAGGGGAGTAGATCTGAATACTACTCTTGAATTGACAGATAAACGTAGTGTTTCAGCTTTTAATGCCTTCCTTACATCGGCAGATAAACTTGTTCCTTTGAGAGAGCAAATAACCGGTGTTGATGAAGAACTTGCTGGTATGGCCCATACTATGGAAGATAATGTCAAAGGTTCAATAGCTTCTCTGTCTTCTGCATGGGAGGCTTTGATGTTGACATTCTCTAATTCCAAAGGAACGATGAAGAGTGTGCTTGACTTCTTAGCGCGTGGAGTTCGTAATATTGCTGATGATTTTAAATCCCTTGAAGATAAAGAGACTGAAGCTATGCAGGAAGCTCTAAGAGGTCAGCGTGAGATAGCTTCTGAATTTAAAATTGAAGAACGTTATATCAATGAAATAAAAGAAGCATGGCAAGGCTATATGGATGGCGGTATGGATTCTCAGGAAGCATTTAAGAAGGCTGTTGAGGAGAAAAAGGAGTATCTTAATTCTGAGATTAAGAAATATTCTGAGGTGGCAGATAAGGCTGAATTTTCTTATCGAAAAGTTACTGAAGCCATGCAAAAGAGTAATATGTTTACTCGTGCTCAATCAGGAACTTCAATGTCGACTTATAATAAGCAACGTAATTTTCAATTTGGACTTTGGACTGAAGCGGAGAAGAATGCAGAAAAATATAGGTATGTCCTTGAAAATGTAGATGCTTATGAAAGCGATTATGTAAAGGAGCATACAGAAAAAGTAGAAACGACCAAAGTCCTGACAGAGAAAGAAAAGCGTGAATTAGAGAAGGCGGCTGCTGAAAAAAGAAAGATCCAAGAGTCTTATCAGGATTCCATACTTGCTCTGATGAATGAGGGCTTAGATAAAGAATTAAAAAAAATAGGTCTTGAATATTCAAAAAAGATTGCCGCAGTTAAAGGATATAGTAAAGAGGAAATAGCTACCCGTGAGAACCTGGCTAAAGAGATGCAAGATGCTATTCAGCGTTTCTCCATCCAGTATAATGCCAACCGTGAAAAGCAAGACATTGCCAATTCTCTTGAAGTAGTTCAGAAGGGCTCAAAGGAAGAACTTGCATTGAAGCTCCGGCAACTGGATTTTCAGCGTGAAGCTGAGATTGATGCAGCAGAAAAAACTGGTGAAGATGTCTTCGCCATAGACCAGAAGTTTGCCAGTAAGAAGCAACAGATACTTGAAGAGAATGCAGCTTATCAAGTACAACTCATTGCAGAAAATGCGGCTGCCGAACAGATTGTTCGTGACCAGCAGTATCAAACTGATATGCTTGCTTTAAAAAAGCAGTTGGCAGAAAGGCAAATAACGCAGAAGGAATTTGCCGAACGAGAATATCTACTTACTTTGGATTATGTTCAGAAAACCAATGAGGCGGCTATTGATGCTTTGGAACTGGAACTTCAGGCTGATAATCTCAGTGCTGAGGACAGGAAAAAGATTGCTGAGGAACTTCAAAGATTAAAGGCAGAATTTGCTCAGAAAGAGGCTGAGGCTGAGATTTCAGCGATAGAGAAAGTGGCTAAAGCTGATGACAAGGCACATAAAGATAGAATGCGTAGCCTGCAAAATTGGTTGCAGACAGCTCAACAGGCAATAGGAAATATTGGAGATCTCATTGCAACTGTTTACGATGGCCAGATAACCAAGATTGAAGATGAGCAGGACGCTAACGATGAAGCTTATGATCGTGATATTGAACGTATCGAGAAACAAGTGGAATATGGCGTTCTCTCCGAGGAAGAAGCTGAAATAAGGAAACGTGCTGCAAAGGAAAAGACTGAGGCTAAGAATCGTGAATTGGAGAAGAAAAAACAGGATCTTGCCAGAAAGCAGGCTATTTGGGATAAAGCTACAAGTATTGCACAAGCAGGTATCGCCACAGCGTTAGCGATTACTAAATCATTGCCTAATTTTGTGTTGGCGGCCATTGTTGGAGCTATGGGAGCTATCCAAGTTGCCACTATTGCCGCTACCCCTATACCATCATACGCTGAGGGTACGAAAACCGGTGCTCATCCCGGTGGAAAAGCCCTCGTAGGTGATGCCGGAAAACGTGAAGTTGTAATGTATAAGGGACTTGCGTGGATTACCCCGGACACGCCTATGCTTGTTGATTTGCCTAAAGGTGCTCAGGTGTTCCCTGATGTTAATGATTTCGGTCCCGTTGACTGGCAGAAGGACAGCTTTTCCCCCATGTTCTCTTTCTTGGGAAATACTGATAAAGGAAGTGGTACTACTGTCTATAACGATTATTCCGGTCTTGAGCGTCGCATGGATATGACGAACAATTTGCTTATGCAATCAATGAAACAACGTAGGAGAGAGGCTTACAATAGGGAGTTTGACTTATATATATTGAACAAATTATGAAATCAAGATTAAACGAAATAACATTAGCTCAGTTCATAGAGTTGTTATGCGGAAACTACTTTGTGCTATCAGATAGCGATGAGGTTAAAGAAAGCGAGTTGCAAGAGCGTGCCCGTTCGTTAATAGCTTCATACCGTTTTATTGCTGACGAGCCTGGAATGAGGGCATTAATAGCAGATAAAGAGGAATCTGTGAAATTAAAGATGAAAGTCTTCTTTCTTCGTATCTGTAATATGCTTGTATTGCAGGAAGAATTCGCGGATGTACGTTTATTGCTCTCTATGATTGATGAGGATGTTACCGGCATCGACAACGATACATTGCACGATAAAGTTGCTGAATTGCTTAGATATGCTACCTTTGAGCAACAACGCAATGAAGAGGCTCATAAGAAGTCTGAGAGTGGAGCAAAACCTTCTTCTGACAATATACGTTCGTATTATGATGCAGAAATAGCGTTTATTATGACTTACGTCAAAATGAACATAGATATGCATCATATAAATGCTGCTGTATATGCCAATATCGTTAATCAGGTGAATGCTGACATTATGAATAAGAGGGGGGCATTTAGATAGCATAAATATTTTTTTTTAATGTTATCGGACTTTTGACAAACTCATTAGTAATTCTTTTTACGAACTACTAATGAGTTTCTTATGAATAAAACAAGCATTAAATGCGGCATAAGTCATTGTGGCTGTTGCAAGCTGTTACAAAAACTAAACTCTATTGAGAGTAAATGTGACCGGATAATTATTGAGTTATCCGAAGTGAAGAACCTTGTTTCCTCCAAACCTTCTGTTGATAGGCTCATAGAGTCTTTAGAACAGTCTGCTAATGATTTGTATGAGCAGACTGTCAGGCAGCGAGAACTTGTTGAACAAAGCATGGCCGGTGAAGTTACCATGCGTATCGTGAGGAGGAATGAGTATGGACTTTGAAAGGGAAATTATAGCTATTTATCCCTGGATCATAAGGGTAGCGAGGAAATATTGTTGGTCTATGCAAGATGCAGAAGATCTTGCAAATGATACAGTTTATAAAGCCTTGTTGAATAAGGATAAGTTTGAGATTGGTAGACCTTTGAAGCCTTGGTGTGAAGTGATCATGCAAAACACTTATATAACCAGTTATAACCGCAAGTCCATCATTCGCTTTGTTGACTATGATGATGTCTGTCAAGTTGTGTCTCTACGCTTAGCATCAGAAAGGACTTTATTCCATGAAATCTTATCGGTAATCCGGCGATGTGCCTTCAAGTCATGTTGTATAGAGTGTGTCTTGTTGTCTGCCAAAGGTTACTCTTATGATGAAATAAGCCAGATGCTCAACATTCCTATTACAACAGTACGGAGTCGCATTTCTTTTGGCAGGGAATTATTGAGACGTGAACTTAGATGAAGTGATATTTGCAAATTCATGCTTTTATTTGTACCTGTTATAATGCGTTGATTATAAAATGATTGTGTGAATTTTACCACAATTATGCAATGTCAAGATAAATGCTAACCTGTTTGCCGGTTAGCATTTTCTATATATTCGCTGCAAAGGAAAATGTATGAACAGATATATTTTAATCATCAATGGTACAGCTCATATTATTAATGAGGATTGCATTAGTAATTGGGATGAGATTAATATCTCGCTGAAACGAAATGATTTCAGTGGGATTATCCGTTCATTCAGTTCAAAGTTTGAGTTTGCCGGGAAAGCATATAACCTTTTACTTAATGAATACCGCACCAACTATTTGAACGCTAATGCTCAGATAGAGATATACACTATTGATAACGATAGGAGCAAGAAGTATCTCTTCGGTAGTTATCTGGATTTCGGCTCATTAGAATATGATGATAGCATTGTATATATCAATGCAATAGATAGTACTCTTGCTGCTAAGATTAAGGCAAAGAAGAGCACTCAGTACGAATACCTTGTAAGTGAATTAAAGGAAGAAAAGGCTCTTAATTATGATCGTTTATTGATGCTGAATACATTTAACTTCGACATTGATAACGATGAATATATATATCCTTCTGGTACGTCTCAAGCTAATACGAATATTGATGTCTATGTTGTAGATACTAATCCTGAAGTGTATGTCGGTGATTTTATAATACCATACCATGAATCGGATGGTGCCTATTATGGCAATACCAAAGGAGTTTTCATGAAATTGCTTGCTTTACCTCCACACGGCTTATACATGGATTTGAGTTGTGATATAACCATTTCATCAGGTACTGGATCGTTTCAGGTTGAATATCAGAAGATGGTTGGTGGAGTACCTTCAGTGGGTGATGTTAATGGTTCACATACAAGTGGTCTTAAAGCTGGAAGCGTGTATCATTATAATAAAAGAGGGCTTGTATTGGTAGATCCGGCAAAGAATGAATCTGGGAAAATAGGTATGGTTTATAGAATCTACCTCAATACTGAAGCCGGGGTAAGAATCAAGATTGAGAATTTTAAGATGTCTGTCTATTACATGGCAAAAATGCAATCAGAACGTATTGATGTCATTAAGCCCGATGTACTTCTTAACCGCTTATTGAAGAGTATAAATGAAGAAAATGAGGGCTATGTAGGCGAAATTGAATATAAGGATGATACTCGGCTATCCTCCACTGTGATAATTGCGGCAGAGAGCGCCAGAGGATTGGACGGGGCTAAAATATATACTTCATTCAAGAATTTCTCTGATTGGATGGAGGTTGTCTACGGCTATGTACCGGATATTGCTGAAAATAAAGTCGTTTTTAAGAAGCGCACTTCTTTGTTTCATTCTGAAGTACAAAAGCGCATAAGCTATACTGGAATGGATTTTAAGGTAAAAGTGAACTCATCACTTATTTACTCTTTACTGAGAGTCGGTTACGATAAACAAGACTATGACAGCATCAATGGACGTGATGAGTTCCATTTTACGAACGAGTATGACACTGGGATAACCATTACGGATAAGGCCCTTGAATTGATAAGCCCTCTTCGGGCAGATCCTTACGGAATAGAATTTTTGGTAAGCAAGCGTGGTAAAGATACAACTGATAATGAGAGTGACAATGATACTTTCTTTGTCGGGGCTCATTTGAAAGAAAACGCTGAATCTTATGAGCTTTTACGAGAAGGGTATAAAGTATCTGGAATAATTTCATCATCAACCATGTTCAATGCCATGTTCTCACCTCGTTCTATCATCGATGCTAATAAGGAATACATCGGTTCATTTGTCAAGTCATTACGCTTTGCTTCTTCATCGGGTAACAGTGATATCCGGATTAATGATGTTGCTGAGAACACTGATATAGAACTAACAGATCCTCTGTTTACCGTGAGCACTCTGAGTATTAGTACAGCCGATGGTGGAATACCGTCAGATGTAAATGCTCTTGTTGAGGTTGAAAGGAACAACCTGCTATATACTTGCTTCATAAACGAGCTGAAATATAAGATTGGGCACTATGAAGGTGTTGAATATAATCTGCAAATTAAAAGTATTGGTTAGTTATGATAAAGATATCACCATTTACTCCACTATTCTTTAGTCCATCCTCAGATAGATTCGGGGCTGATAGTAAGTATGTGCAGTTGTTTTCTCCGGAAGATAACATACTCATACAGGTTCTTACTACAACTGAGTACAAGATTGATAGCCGCCTGAAAAATCATGTTGATGGTTCGATTCGGGATATAGAATTTCAATCTTTCTCACTGAAGGATGATACCACTGTATTTTATTCAACTATTACAGGGGTTGCTCCCGGATATTATTCTGTTACCGTAGGCGAACAAGAATGTGATGTGTTCAAGGTGACTAATGATGAGAAAGAGTTATCTAAGACTACTCTTATCAGCTATTCCATGCGTAGCAACAAGCAGCGTAATGACTGTGTGTTCTGGAATGGGGAAGACCAGTTCTATTTTGAGTTCCGGGCGCCAGGCGGTTTCAAAGATGATGATTGGACATTTGCCGTCAACAATGAGCAGTTTGAAATTTCTAATGGAAATATCGTTGAACTTTTTGCGGTAGAGAGCACGCAGAAGAAGTTTACTCTTGGTAATGCTGAGGGATGTCCTGTCTGGTTTGCAGAGCACCTGAACCGGATACTGTGTTGCTCGAACGTGTATTTCAATGGCGTGCGATTTGTCCGTAAGGGGAATAGTGTACCGGAAATGACTCAGGAAATTGTGTCATTGAAGAGCTATATTTTCAAGGTGTCTTTACAGGGTATGGTTGACAATATAGATGTTGATTTCCCTGAAGGTGGTGAAGAAGAAGGTGGTGAAACTGGGGGAGGCGGGGAGGGGTATATTTATTTGATAAAGCTCAATGATACTGTTGTTCCTACCGATAGGAATACCTTTTCAGCATTGAGAATACTTGCCGAGATTGATAAGGCAATTAAGGCAAACAATGAGGGCTTAGGAGATAAGTTTATCAGCAAAAAGAATGATGATTATGCAGAAGGTATAATCACTTTCTTGAAAGACATCATAGTAAAAGGGCCTATTAAGGCTTTGAGTAAATTAACGGTAGGCGAAAGCATCATTGATTCATTATTAACGGGCAAGGGCATAATTGCTGAAAATGGACGAATACAGGCTGACCGCATGGAGTTGCGGTCATCGCTGACCGTTTTGCGCCTTATCATCAACGAAATTCAGGCTATGGCCGGAGACTTCTCTTTCTCTGACTGCGGTACCATTGAAAAGGTTGAATTGTTGGATGATGGTACTTACCGGCTTACTATGGAGAAGAGAACTGATACGGATTGGACTACATTAGAGGAGAACGACGTATTATATTCTATCGTAAACTCGCTGTTGGTCGGAGGTACTGACTATTATACTTCCTGGTTTAGACCGGTATCGAAAAACCGCAATGATAATACTTTGACTGTAGTTCTTTACCCCGACAGCGAAGTACCGGGTGGCAAAAACTATCCACCAGTTGAAGGGTATAATGTTACCCGCCGAGGTAATGCAATGGTACCGGATACTGGTGAAGCTCCGAACGAACGCGCCCAAAGCTGGTTGCTTTCATCCCGTGAAGGTAGGATCATGTTCTTGCAGAATGTTTACAAGCCAATTCTCGAAGACTACAACTATGCGTTGACTCTCGGCCGCTTCCCCAACGTGAAGATGATAGAGAAGCTTCCTATTAGTCCTACAGATGTCGGAGTCATGTCGAAGATTGGTGTATTTGAAAAGATATATGAAGCTGACTGGAACGGTACCATCATACCCAAGAAGGTAGACCGGGGCGAGTGGTCTCTGGCTACAGCACAAGGAGATGAACCTTACCGATTTGTAGACTATGAAACCCTTTTGGAGAATCAGAAGGTGATAACTACGCTGGAACAGCATACAGTCTATCATTATGGCTGTAAGTGGGGGTGTTTGATTGATAAGACCACCGAAGAACCTCAATGGAACTCTGCCGGATGGGTATTGCTCGAAGGTGACAAGAACTATCATCTTGACTTTACATCGACTGCCGGTTGGCAGTTCTTCAAGAATAACGTGAACACCGATATCGCTGCCGTCGTGAGTTATGCTAATCGTGATATAACCAATGTCCTTATGGCTACTACCGGTGTCGAAGTGGAGTGGCTACGGGATACCGGGAATGTGCCAGCGGATAACAGTTGGAGCCCCACCTATGTAGACGGACAGAAACATGTTATCCGGTTGACTTCCGCCGATATGGGGAGCGAATGGGGACTTTCGGTTAGAACAGTAAAATTCATCTGCCGGGTATTCATCCCGGTGGGCGAAGATATGGAGACAGTAGAAAATTATGTTGGATTTAGAATTTAAAAGTTATGGATGAAATTAAAACAGATCGTTTTAGTACGTGTACTTTTATAGCATTTCCTACGGTAGTAATATACCGATACAAGTGGCTGGGAATAATTAATCGTATCGGAGTCACGATTCTACATACTCCCCACGAAGGTGTAGAAGATTGGGAGAAAGCTGTCAAAGAGAAGACGGGGATTAAGAAATTAACAATCATAGAACATACATAGAATGGCTATACAGACCCAACCCAAAGACGTACCGGTACACATTGATCCTTATTCTTTCCTGGCAGAGATACAGGTTCTATCTGGTAATCCTGTACAGAACTATAATAAGGACACGAACGATTACGAGCCTGATCGTTCTCTCGTTCCTTGTGTACTCATGCCTTACATTTCCGTTCAGGACCCGGAAGGTTTAATGAATGGAAGCCAGACTATCACCGGTGCCGAGTGGTACGAAGGCGCACCGAAGTCAGATGGCAGCAACCGCATCGTTGACAATGATGACTATGCCATATCAGCCACGGGTAAACCCACCTATTCTTTGACCGTAAAAAAGAATGTGGATTACAACAGCCCGATAGAGCTGCATTGTATCTTCTCTATCACGGATAAGAGAAAGAATACCCAGGAGAAATTCGAGCGTAGTATTGTGCTTCGCACCAGCATCTTTGACTCTAACAATTACTCCCTGAAGATCAACCGTCCCAAAGGCTGGACTATCAATCCACTCGAAGTGACACCCAATAGTAAAGGAGAATGGCTATACTCAATCACCGCTCAAGTGTACTCAGGTGAAGATACGGTTGCAGATTCCAGTGCCGCTTATTGGTGGCAGATACTTGACGGTACAACATGGCGTGACTTTACGGCTGATGAGCTTGAGGTGTTTGTCTCCGGCAAGAACGCGGATGGTACCTGGGGGAAAACCCTTACACTGGATGCCCGGTTCTTCCGGAATATTTCTGTGCGTGTCCGTGGTGCGTATTATAGCGGTACCCGTCCGTCTTCGCCGACTTCGGACGAGATGCAGGCAACGACTTCCATCAAAGTGGAGATGCCGGGAACATTACGTGCCGACATTCGACAGACAAAAGGCATCAAGATCAACTCTCGCATGAATACCACTGTAGGTTACGAGTGTATATTGTCGTATAACAAGCAATTGATTGACAGTAGCAAGGATAACCTATTTGTGATTGACTGGTACGCGAAATCCGCCAAAGCCGGAAGCACAGCAAAAAATGTCGGGCGTGGAAGGATCGTTGAGTTTGTTCCCTCTACATATTCTTTCGATCCGCTGTACCCTATATCGGTATATGCTTTAGTGAAGATGTATGCAGTAACGGCATTGGTTGCTACGAGTGACGATAAAGTCTTGACTACGAGTGACGGTAAATTGATTATAACATCTAAATATGAGTAAGCTTATGAATTATCTGTTAGTAAAACCGGAAGAATTGGATGAGCAGGGTTACGATTACAAGTATGCCGAACGCATACCGGACGGTCGTGTAATCCTGCCACTCAGTGCTTTGAAGGTGCTTTCTAATTTCAGCCCTGAAGTACTTTCGAAGGATAAGTTGAAAGCTCTGATAAAGGAGCAAAAGGAAAGCGGCCTGTATGATCATTCAGAAGAAGAGAATGCAGGCAATAGTGAAGAGCCGGAAGACGGTGGGAATGATAATGGGGGCGAACCTTCAGGAGAAGATACCACCACTGAAGAATCGACTCCGGCCGAAGATCCTGTTGAACAGGAAGGGGGTGACGTATGAGACTTGACGGAGTCTTTACCCTTATTGCCTTAATGGATGGCACAACTATTAACGGTACGCTTCGAGTAGAGGGCACCCCGCTTGTGCAACGCTATAACGAGGGTACAGCCGTGTTTATCCCGGACTTTGAAACATTGGCCGAGAATAATCGTCCGACTGTTGTTGTTATCCTGCGTGATATCTCTGATGGCAGCGTTCTTGTACCCAACACGATTGAGTTTCGCTATAATGACTTACTGTTGACCTTTGGCAGCAACGGTTTGTCAACGAATGCCGGTATGGTTGGCTTTTTCAAAAAGATAGACGCTTACAGTACTACCATTGGCGGAGCTACCTATCAAGTTCCCGCCTTACGTGTGATGAAGAATCTTGTGCCGATATCCAATTATGACAATGACCGGATCACTGTCTCCGGTACCGTTGAAATTGGCGGCTCTTCGATTGCTTTCAATGCGCTGTCAAAGGAAGTCGTAATTCAAGAGTCTACCGGGAATCAGTATGATGTTTTGATAACTAACAACAAGGGTTCACAGCTTCTTGAGGATGGGGAGTCTTTGACCGATACAGCCCGTATTTTCAAAGATGGAGCTGAAATCACTGACTACACCGGCTTTACTTTCCAGTGGGTGAAAATGCTTGGAGATGGTGAAACAAACTGGGGGACATCCCGCACTCAGGTGGTTTCTACTAATGATGTGGACAATGTGTTGAAGTTACGTTGTGATGTAAAGAAAGACGGTTCATTGGTTGCCTCTGGCTATGATGAGATTACTGACTTTTCTGACCCTTATTATGCATTACTCAAGATAACGGGTATCAGTGGTAATGTGGTTAAGAAAGGTGAGACTGCAACTGTCACACCGGTAGCGGTAAAACGTAGCACAGGTGAGGAAGTCCCATCGCTCATTACCAGTTGGACATTCTCTCTGAAAGATAATACCGGTGCCGCATTCATCCTTACGGGTAAGAGTGCCGCCACATTTACGGGAACAAATGCTACAGTGAGTTATGAAGATATGGTACGTGCTAAAATGGGCTTATCAGGCACTATTAGCGGGACTGCATAAATTGTATGTATGATATTGACAGGAACATTCTACTTGGTTGCTGAATCTGAACGCCTTTGGATTGGTGTCAATCCTGAAACGGTATCTTTGGATGCTAATAACATACAGGCTGCACCGTTACAGGTCCGGTTCTGGGCCGGTGAAGGAAGTGAAAAGGCTGCAATGTCTGCTTATCTTACGTTCCGGGTTGAAAGCGTTGTAGGTAGTAGTGTAACGAAGTTGTTTGAGGACAAGCCGGAGGCAAAGGTTAGTTCTTATGATTACACTATTCCTTCAGATAAGTATGCCACCGCCAACCGCATCAGTATTTATGCTTATGAGGATGCCGCCCGGATAAAAGAGATTGATAGCAAGCAGGTGAACATTATTGCCGTCAATCCTACGCCTTTTCCACGCTCGGAGCCTTGGAGTGCTGATCTCGTTTACAAGAATGGCGAGTACTTCATGTATGATGATCAGGAGAGTGAAGATGAGGATGTCTTGTACATGTGGACCAGTCGTGTACCTGGTAATACAACGACTGATCCTAAAACATGGATACAGAACAATCCTAATAGTGGATTATGGACGCCATATCCTTACTCTACTTTATTGGCCGGCCGGATAATTCTCGGTAAGTTTGGAATGATTGATTCTGCTGTCTTCCAGAATGGATATATGATATCGCAGCAAGGGACTGACGCATCAGGCAATATAACCTATGATTACCGGAAGTTTGGCACAGAAGAATTTACTCCTAATCTTATGCTGGATTTCAAAAGAGGAGATTGCGATTTGGTTGGTAGTATAAAGCGAGGAATGGTCATTTATGATTCAGAAACTACCCCGGTTCTTTCTATTACTCCCAAAAGCAATATATATGTCGTAAATAATGCTAAGGCACAGAATTATATAGTTCTATCCTTTAGCCCTGGACTGAGATCATATGGATTAGAGTTCACTATTATTAATGGCGGAAGTGGAGAGTGCATTATTTCCTATATTACAGGTAGTCTGTTCTTATTCAAGGGGAAATCATATGGTGTTATAAAACTCAGTAAGCCTGGCGATATCGTGGATCTTGTATTCTCTCCTGTGTTACATGGTCTATTGCCTGATGCAAGTGTAGCCTTTATCATCAGAAATAAATCTGACTTTAAAGCGTCTTCCGATGGAATAACATTGGAGAGCATTTAGTACATACGGCGAAGGTCGTCTTTTTCAGCGTCTCCCAATGCTGTAATTTTGGGGAAACAAATTAAACAAAACGAGATTAAAAACAAAATGTTAAATTGGGCTGATTTTCATCGTAGAAAAAACGCCCGTTAAAAATACAAGGGTATGGAAAAAATGTTAATTAGCGATGCAGAGGTAGTAAACGAATTGATAACCACAATTCCGGTTGCTACCTCTGAAAAAAATGGTCTAAAACCCGCCAGTGATGTAAAAATGGAAAGAAGAATACAAACCACAGTGTCAAGGGTCGTATATGAAATGAACACTAAAACAGCAATATCCACTTCTTTGCTCATTAGTATTGCTGCTTTTGGAGGTGGGCCAATGACTTTATTTTATATGACTATCAATAGATCAACCGATGTTTTGAAGGCACCTACGATAATTTTAAATCGGATAGGCGGAGCAAGTACTCCATCAACTCCACGATTTAAGGTATGGAGTGATGGAAATACTGGTGCATTCAAAATTATTTTTGAACGCACCCAACATACACCAGCTATATATGTGAAGATTATGAATACTGTCCAAACTATAGATAATATCCCTTTGACAGAAGCTAATCAAGATGAAGTTGACGCAGCGACATATATTGATGTGACACAATAATAGTAGGGGCACTATGCCCCTATTATCTAGAGCAATTCCGTTCTATACCATTACAATTCCGTCCAGTCGGTTACATCCTCTTCTATAACGTTACGAAATACACAATCTGAAGTGTAAAAACCTTGAAAACAGGTTGTAATAGAGAATTCTGTATTAAATTTTATTGCAAGATATAGTTCTCCATTATAACGGCAATGTCCTAATTTAAAGTCTACAAGGTTATTGCCGCCTCCCCATGCACCTGTCACATTCATGTCTTTTATAAGATATGAAGCAGAACGAAATAATACGATATCGGCCTTGGCCATCATCGGATTATATTCTACACCTGCTCTTAACACATACAAACTTCCTAGGACTCCGGCAGCATCTATTTTATCGGTTAATCCGGAAATAGGAACAAATAGCAGAATCCTACTTCCCGCCCCAGAACTTGGACTGTATCTTAATTGTGTATATCTCATTTTATCCGTTCCTGAAGCCAAGGAAGTATATTCAACCTTAGACAAGCTATCTACAGTCACCTGTGCCACGTTCTGGTCAGCTGTTAGCCCTATAATTGATGAGGGGGCGCTGGTTAACCCAACTTCTGACAATTTTATCTTCTCCATTATACCATTGTATTTTTAACGGGCAAAAGAATGGATAGTATTACAGAGGCAAGTGTAAAATGCAAATGTATTACAAAAATCTTTACCATATAGGTTGTATTGCTTCCTCCGGTGGTGTTTCGATTATCATCGGAAATTCTGCATTACCATGTAAGATGGTTATACATGATGCTTTATTACTAACGGCGGAATCTTTAGCCCAAATGGATATTATTCCATTCTCTTTTCTGTATTTTATATTAGGATTATACGATTGACCGGCTTTCCCTATAAGTTGCTTAAAATCACAATGCATCACATTACCTTCATAACTCATTGCATATCCAACAATTATAGATGCTGGTTGATTTGCATGACATATCATATTTAACAGAAACGAACAATTTATTCCACGCTTTATTTCCATAATTTTGAGCCATTTGGCACCAGTGCCAAGAGGAAAGAAAATACGTTTAAACATCCCTGCATTTTCTAATGCAGTCATTAACTCACTTGGAGTTGATAATATTGGATCACCATTGGCGTCTATTGCTTGAATTTTTGTAGGTACTCCATTCCCTAAACTATTTTGGTATTCTTTGTTTGTTATCTTTTCCATCATTGCACTTTTAACGGGCAAAAGATATGATACAAAAATAGGCGACCGTAGCCGCCCTCTTTCAGAATGTAAATTCTTTGACTAAATATCCCGCATCAGGCTCTTCAGGAACTTCAACCGGTGATTGGAAAGTAAAATTTATGTTGCATGAATAAGAAAACATTATCTGATTTGTTTTTGCAGTTCGAACAAATATATCTATTATTGGCCCGTTATCCGTTGATGCTTTATATAATATTCGAGCTTTACTTATTACTCTGCCAGAATTAGCTAACGGAACAATAGATTGCCTATCACTATATCCATCAGCATGGATATATAGTAACTGAGAACTTGGAACCTCACTATTATAATAGTTGCCTATCATCAAGAGCACAGCATGAGGAATATTCCCATAACGCCCAAAAGCAATTCTGTACCATTTGTTTTGCGTTACCCTTTCATTCGGAGCATTCCTACCACATCCACCAGCTTGCGCAATAATCCCAGGATTGACAAGTATATCATTACCGGAACCATCAACTGCTTTCACTTTACTTAAACTATCTTTGGTTTCCAAACCATTGTTGTAGTCCTTAATTGTAGTCTTCTCCATATCCTTGTATTTTTAACGGGCGTATGATACGTGATTTGTTTAGGCTGTTTTAGTTTACTACTTTTACGAACAAAAATGGTTTACGCATATATCAGGGTTTCAACAGACAAGCAAACCGTCGAGAATCAGAGATTTGAATTACAAAATTTTGCAAATGAACGGAGGTTAGTAATTGATAGATGGGTATCAGAGACGGTCTCGGGGACTAAAGCTGCGAAAGATAGAAAATTAGGTCCCCTGCTTAAAAAAATGAAGAAAGGAGATACCCTCGTACTTTCTGAAATAAGTCGTCTTGGCAGGAACCTAATGCAAATTATGTCGATGCTCAACCTTTGCATGACGAAGGAAACCTTTGTTCTAACTGTTAAGGAAAGATATGAGCTTGGCAATAACATTAATAGCCAGGTACTGGCTTTTGCTTTCGGGTTGTCTGCCCAGATTGAGCGTGATTTGATTTCTCAACGTACTAAAGAGGGGCTTGCCAGGCGTAAAGCAAGCGGTCAACAGTTAGGTCGGAAGAAAGGCGATAAGAACACGCACTATAAGCTGACCGGAAAAGAAAATATTATCCGGACTATGCTTGATTATGGTTACTCGAAGGCTGCTATCTGTAGAAAACTGAAATGCAACTTTAAAACGCTTGATGATCATCTTGAAAGAATGAATGAAAAGCCTTGTGAATTAGAAGATAATTAGTACCTTTGCGACATACGATTATGCCCATTGACAGCCCGTATCAGGTGTTGTTGATGGGCTTTTTATTTTAAGAAATCCCGTCCTACTTTCACAAGCTGGATCGGGATTTTGTAGTTTAAATACTACTGTGATTCTACAAAATTAGTATTAAAATAGATATATGCAAAATGGAGAGATTATTGACTTTAGACCAAATTCGAGTGATATGCGTGTCGCTATTTAGTTCGATATTAGCGTATCTGACACCTACCAAGGGCTTTCTCATAGCTTTGGCAGTGATGTTTGCTTTTAATATCTGGTGCGGTATGCGTGCCGATGGAGTGAGTATTGTTCGGTGCAAGAACTTTAAGTGGGGTAAGTTTAAGAATGCACTTGCAGAGTTGCTCTTATACCTGATTATTATTGAGGTGATATTTATCTTTATGAACTCAATAGGAGATGGTGACAGTGCTCTCATTGTGATTAAGACTATCACGTATGTCTTTTCGTATGTGTATCTTCAGAATGCATTCAAGAACCTGATTATAGCATACCCTAAGAATAAGGCTTTCCGGATAATCTACCATTTGATAAGGTTTGAGTTCAAGCGTGCGATGCCCTCTCACGTCCAGGGAGTAATTGAAAGAATTGAAAACGAAATTGATAAGGAGGATAAGTATGAAATTGGATAGAACAGAAAAACAGATCGTGAGATGTGCCCACTTTTTGAATCACACAATTTATGTATGCGATGTACACCGTCTTTTCAGCAATAAAGATGGCAATAACAAATGTCCGTACTGCAAGAAAGAATGTAAAGAATTTAAGGAGGAAGATGAATGAAAACAATTGATGCTATTATTATCCATTGCTCGGCCACACATGCTGGGCAGGATTTACGTGCAAGGGACATTGACCGCATGCACAAACAAAGAGGCTTTTCCCAGATCGGCTATAACTTTGTGGTTGATCTCGACGGTACTGTAGAGAACGGGCGTCCATTATCCATTGATGGAGCACATTGTAATACGAAAGGATTTAGCGGGGTATCATACAATAAACACTCAGTTGGTATCTGTTATATTGGTGGTCTGGATGCAAACGGGAAACCTACTGATACCCGGACACCTGAACAGAAAGCCGCACTTCGAGAACTGGTTGCCAAACTTTGTAAGGAATACCAGATTATTGAGCTTCTTGGTCACCGGGACACTTCGCCGGATTTGAACGGTAGTGGCGAGGTTGAGCCGGTAGAGTATATCAAGGCGTGTCCATGTTTCGATGTTAGAAGTGAGTTTTCTAATTTTCTGCGTAATGTAGTGATTAAGCC